ATGAAACTACAATGGGACAATCTTTCAAAAGCCATAGGAGAAGCACAAAACATTATGTCTGAATTATTTGAAGGAATCACTGAAAAGAAATACGACAAAGCAATTAAAGCTGTATCCGATAAATGGAATCGAGTGATAATCCTACACAATGAATTTGACAAACTCATAGAACCGGTAAAACCTCTAAACATTAAGCTACCGTTCGAATCTCCTGAATTTACAGAGTTATGGTCGTTTTATAAGGATTATTTGACAGAATCTCATCAAATGTATTTAGGATCAAGGCATGAGGTGATGACACTTAGACGATTGGCAAAACTTGCAAACAAGAATGAACAGCAAGCTATCGAAATGTTAGAATTCTTCATGGCCAATGGATACAAATCAATATTCAAACCAACCGATAAACAGGTACTTGGAGAAGAGCCGGCTAAAACAGAGGAACCCGAAAAACAAACATTTAATTCTCAAGCAAAAAAAGTTGATTTATAATAACTAAACAATAAGCCATATGACACTAAAAAAAGAAGCTATTCTATTCGCTGTTGCTCAAATGGCAGCAGACGACAACCAGGGAGTAAAGATGTCTACAACTTTAGTAGATGTAAAAGACGATTCGCGCGGGGCAATAGTCAGTTTTGGAGTTGAAAAAGAAACTGGTGATGATGCTAGAAAACAACTCTTAGGTATTCCAAACAAATACATTATTGCTTGCTTTTTTATTGATAAAGATGAGTATAAAGAATATTTAAATCGGAAGTCATGATAAAATACAATGTACAAGCCATTCGCACCGATGAGTATATAGTTGAAATTGACGAAACAGTTTGGACTCCTGAAGCCTTAGAAAGTTGGAGTTGCGTTTTTACAGACCTAGAAAACACAAAGGAATTAGCTGAGCATATTACATTTCTCCTGATGAGATTTGGTTATGAAAGATTTATTGAAGGTTTTGGGTATATACAAACACAGAATTCAGACGGCTATCAATATTCACAATTTGAGAGAGATAATAAAGGGAATATGGTTAGCGTAACTGAGTTTGCTGCCGGGATTAAAGTTACCATTATCAGTGAAGATGATGAATATAGTTTCGAAACTGAAAAAATTAAATCTGAATAACTATGAAACTAAGACCGATAGATGAATTTAAAACAGAGCTGGAAGAAAAACTAAAAGTTTCTCATCCTGGCAATCTTCAGATAGAAATAGGAGATAAATTATTTCTATACTATGCTGAAAGTCACGATAATGAATACGATGATGATGACTATGAACTTATGACCGGTATGTTTCTGAGTGTAAGGTATTATGGAGAACATCATGATGTAATTATTCGGAAGAAAGAAACTGAACTTAGTGTTTCATATACCTCGGGTGAATTATCTAATCAATTGTGGGAATTCATAGATGAAGAACTCGAAGATTATATCCAAGTGATTTGGAATGCCGTTGAAAATTGGACATTATATTAAAATATCAATTATGACAAATAATAAAACAACAGACGGATGTTTCCGTACACTTACAGGGCTTAAATTTAGTTTGACTGATCCTAAACCCGAAATGATAACAATAGAAGATATTGCAGCTGGTTTAGCTCATAAAGGTCATTATTCCGGTCTTACTCCGAAATATTTTTCCATAGCAGAACATTGCTTGTTGACTGAGAACCTTTGTGCTTGTATAAATGATATAGAAGATTATGAACTTAGATTAATTGCTCTATTACACGATGCATCAGAAGCCTATATCGGTGATATTATTCGACCTCTAAAGGATTTAGTTCCCGAATTCCGAAATATTGAAAACAAAATACACGAAGCAATATTTAAAAAATTCGATCTGCCGATTGAGAGATTATCAGAAATAAAAGATTTGGATAATCAGTCACAATACATAGAGGCTTGTGTTTTTTATGAAGGAGTATTAAATCCAATAATAAGATACTTAACTCCATATCAAGCACGAGAAGAGTTTACTGCAAGGTTGATACACCTTTCAAGCAAATTAAATGAAGAACGAGAAAGCAAATTTGATGCCTTATGAGTTATTCAGCAATCAAAGTACACGATCAGTTTTGCGGTGCCGGGGGTAGTTCCCTTGGAGTACGCAAAGCATCTAAAAAATACGGTGGAAATGTAGAAGTATCATTGGCAATGAATCATTGGAAACTAGCCATTGAGACACATTCAACAAACTTTCCGAATACCGATCACGATTGCGCCGACATGTCAGGCGTTGATCCCCGGCGTTATCCACATGCCGACATTCTTATTACTTCTCCTGAATGTACAAATCATTCACTGGCCAAGGGTGTAAAACGAAAACTGCAACAAACAGGATCACTATTCGGTGATATCGAAATCGATCCGGCTGCCGAACGATCAAGGGCGACAATGTGGGACGTTCCACGCTTTGCCGAATATCACAAATACAAAGCTATCATCGTAGAAAATGTGGTGGACGCTCGCAGCTGGGTATTATGGGAACCTTGGTTACACAGTATGCACAAGTTAGGTTATCTGCATAAATGTGTTTATCTGAACTCTATGCACGCACAACCAACACCGCAAAGCCGTGATCGTATGTATGTCGTGTTTTGGAGAAAAGGAGATACAGCTCCCAATCTCGAAATTACACCTGAAGCTTATTGTCCTAACTGCTCAAAGTATATTGATTCGATCCAGTCTTGGAAGAATCCGAAAAAGAAGTTCGGAAAATACAAACAACAGTATGTCTATAGATGCCCATGCTGTTCTATGATCGTTGAGCCTTCTTATTATTCAGCTTTCAACTGTATTGATTGGACATTACCCAGTCAGAAGATAGGTAACCGAAAAAAGCCGTTGGCACCGAATACTACGAAGCGTATTCAATTCGGGTTGGATAAATATGGAAATCAGCCATTGACACTATACACCGATCATACATCAATCATAGATCGTGTACATAGTTTAGATGATCCGATGTATACTCAAACGACAAGACAAGTTGCATCCATTCTTTGCCCGGGCTTTTTATCGAAGCAGTACGGAGGCGGTTTTGATCCGAAATTATCCCCTGTTGGATTTGATCAGGCTGTCGGTACCGTTACAACATCCGATCATCACGGTTTAGTCATGTTACCCCAAATTATAACAACCCGTTATACATCGGGCATTGATTGCAGGGTGAAAGGCATAAATGAAACATTACCGACACAGCCGGGCGATCCTTCACATGCTTTGTTCGGAGTACCCTTTATGGTTGAGAATTTCGGCACTTCAACAGCCAAAGGCATATATAATGCAATCGGCTGCCAAACAACAAAAGAGAATTACGGAATAGCATCTACCGAATCGGTAAACGCTTTTCTATCCTATTATTACGGCAAAGTAACTACATCCGGATTAAATGATCCTATCGGAACAGTAACAACCAAAGATCGTGCAGCAATAGTATTCAATCCTGTTGAAAACATTGACATCAATGAATGTACATACCGAATGCTAAAACCACACGAAATACAAGCTGCTATGGCATTCGATAGTGATTATATCATTATCGGAGATAGTAAACAAAAGGTAAAGCAGTTAGGAAACGCAGTCACACCGCCGGCTATGGAGCTGTTAATTGATCGGGTTTTACAACCTATGTTATTTACTTCAAGATATAACTGATATGGTACCACTTACAACAGGCATAAAATTTAAGGCTTTATGGGAAGGTCACGAAGATCGAGTATATCAGATTAAATCGGTTTATAAAGATTGTACATGCCCTAAACCAAACTACTCAATAAACCGAAAGCCACATGTTCATATCCAGGCTGATATTATTGATTGTCCACACGAAAAGCAATATTCAAGCGGTTTCTGGTTTACGGTTTTTGAGGACACTTTAACTGATCCTGAAGTACCGGATCATAAGATAGAATTGATTGCAGTAAAGGATGTTCAACTAGTATTATTTTAAAATATGAATATGACTAAAGATCAGGTTATAAGTATGGCTCAAAAATACTCAAAGAGTGAGTCAGGCCAGAAAGCATATATCGCAGGTATTCAAGATCTATGTAATATTATTCGACAAAAAATAGAGTCGTGTTACAATGACGAATTTTGCTCTGAAATGGAATCTCTATCAGAAGTTTCTTTTATAAACTTTGATTAAACGACAAACAAAACAAACCCTATCAACCATGATACTAAATTTCAAAACAACCTATCCATGGGACAAAACGGTATTTACCAATTTTCAGAATAAGATACTTCTTTCTGATATGAGACCAGGATTTATTCGAAAAATACATACCATCCGGATAGATGCAACAAACAGATGGAAGCCCGGCATGAAAATACATTTCTCAACAGGAGCACGGACAAAAAAATATAAGTGCTTTACTGTCGGCAAATGTATTTCCACTCAAACCATTGAGATTGAAGAAATGATAATGACTGATGCCGGACATATGTACATATATACCGAAGAAAAAAGAAATGGCATCCAAAAGGTTTTCGTTGATAGAATATTCAAAGTTACCATTGATGGACGTGTTCTTACTTCGGCCGAAATAGATACACTGGCCCGCAACGATGGTTTTAATTCTACTCATGACTTTTTCCGTTGGTTTAACGGAAATTTTACCGGAAAAATTATTCACTGGACTGATTTTAAATATTGAGAGTATGAATTTTTCATTTACTATAGACTTTACGGATGAAGAGATGGGTTCTCTAGAAAAAACATGGGTTGAATATATCAATGATAAAAAACAGACTAATAAAAATAAATCAGCATGGAATAAAGCTAAAATAACAGCGTCTACTGTCTGTTTTGAAGAAGTAAAAACAAATAATGATATAAATATATGACACCAATACAAGAAAAAATAAGGAAACAATATCCGACCTATGACAAGTTCAAAGCCGATGTAAACCCTGGTAGCCTGTTAGCAATATTTGCAGATGTGAATACGATCCAGGAATCAGTTAAGAAAAAAAGAGTAACACTGGAAGATATACAAATAGCATATTCCGATCAGGAAAACGGAGAAGCCGGGATACATTATATCCGGGATTGGATAAGAGCTCTTCAGCGTTTTTTAAACATCAAAGATGGATTAGTAGAAGAAGATGCTGTTGCCTTCATGATCTTCAAGACCTATAAACATCTATACATTGCTGATCTAAAGTTGATACAGGAAAAAATAGCACTTGCTGAATATGGCAAATACGCTTTGTTTTATAACGCATTGGAGGCTCAGAAAATACTCTATTCTTTCTCAATGTACACTTGGCAACGTATTCAAATATCGGGTAAAGAAGTCAACAAGCAAATGGAGAAATTTAATACTGTTAAAGACGATATAGAGAAAACTGTAAAGACTGAAATCTGGGAAAAACTAACAGAACAGGGACTTGAAGGACATGAAAGATATACAGAATTCAACCGGATATGTATGGAAGAATTACCTCGGCGTATGCATGAAGAATTCGAAAAACGACAAAATAATACAGACTATGGCTCACAAGAATAACCCTATTCACTGCCTGGTTTATCGTTGCCGGCAGCAAGGACTTCGTGTCTCTCTCAAAGAGAAAACGATTTACTATAATTGCAATGATCCTGATTCGGCTAAAACCAAATCAAGTGAAAGGCTTTGCTCCAAATATGGCTTTGCCCGACAGTCAGAAATAACAGAATAACAAAACAAGGGACTAAATCAGACATGGCACAACTCGAAAAAATTTCGAATAAAAAGGGTGATAAAAAAGACTTATTCAGTGATGAGATTAAAAAAATCACTTCATTTCTTCAGGATCATTACGACATCCGGATACCGGCACAAGACCCGTCGAAAATTAAGATAACCTGCAAGGATGAAAACAGATTCTCTTTTCCGCCATCATCTGATGATATTTGGCTACATATGAAGTCGGAAGGCTATTCCGTTAGCGAAAGTGTTTTGAGAAAGATTCTTCGAAGTCCGAACTATATCACGCCTTTTAATCCTATTACCGACTACTTCGATAGCATCCGGAAGAAATATAAAGGCGAAAGCCAGATCGACTTACTGTCCAAACATATTATACCCCGGTGCTTTGATGATAATACTCCTGAATATTACAGAGAACGTACCGACAGGCTTTTAAAGAAATGGTTTGTCGCTTGTGTCGCCTGCTGGATCGGAAATATCCCGAATGATGTAGCATTAGGATTCATTCATAGCAAGGAAGGAATAGGAAAAACCTCGCTGATTGAATTCCTAATACCCGGAGCACTTCAGGAGTACTATGTTAAGTCGAGTCGTGATGATCGTAAATTTGATATGGAAGACGCATTTACACGCTATATGCTCGTTAATTTTGACGAGTTTGAAGGTATTACCAACCGGAACATAGATCAGTTCAAGAAATGCATGTCAGATAGCGTTATTCTTAATAAAAGACGGCACGAAGAATTTGCTACTACAAAAGATCGGATCGGATGTGCTGCTTTCACATCCAACAGAACGCAGGAAAAAGGAGGTTTTTTAAAAGAGAATTACGGATATCGCCGTTTCGGAATTATCGAACTCGAAGATATTGACCACAATTACAGGAACGTTGTAGATGTAGATCAATTATGGGCTGAAGCATTAAACCTTTATGAAGAAACCGATTTTGAATATAAGTTTCTCTCAGACTTCGAAGAATTCAAACAATATAACCGACGCTACATGGAAGAAACCACTGCGATGAAATATATCCAGATGTATATTACCGAACCCGAATCAAAAGACGATGGAGAAAACCTCAATGCAACGGATATACACAGCCGGTTAAGAAAATTAATAAAGCGCGAACATTTAAGCGACTTTACAGTCAATAAAATAGGTACAGCCCTCACAGCTCTCGGATATTCAAAAGTATCGTACAGAGATCCATCCGGAAACCCGCTAAAAGGGTATCATGTGAAATTTATAGAATAGAACAAAACTTATTCGGTAGTCCCACGCAATAAGTTTGCTCCCACTCCCTTGTAACTAATGGTAGAATTCTGACTTTACTATTATGGTTGCAGGGGAGTTTTCACATATATACATTATATATATAAAACAATAAATTATAGTTTTAATTTATATATAATAATTCTTTACGTAAAGCAATATTTATGCAAATTAAAATACTACTTACTACAAAGAATAAAAACAGCATTCAACATCGCATCAATAAACAGTTTTTTGTAGTAGTTTACTCTATCTATTTAAAAACTACTACAAGTTACTACAGCTTACTACAAATAGAGCCTACTACAAAAAAACAATATTAATACATTAATATACAACATAATAACACATGTAGTATGTAGTAAGCAAAAAAACAAAACAAAAATATATACAAAAAGTCTATTTTTATTTACTTTTAATGCGTAAAATATTGAAAATGTGAGAAATATTGATTATTTTCGAAATAAATTAAAACCCATAAATAGGAATAAGGACATGAGTAGCGAAGTTTATATTTATTTGAAAATGGAAAGATATTTATCCCAATATGTAACAAAACACTGGGGTGATCCGGTTCGATTATCATCGAATAGTCCGGAAGGAAAAATAGTAAGACGTTTTTTGGAGAAACGGCCGGAAGGTATTGAACCGGACTTACCCCCGGATGATGGGCATTTTGTCCGTGTTGAAATACCATACTCAAAAGAAAAGGATCCTAGATTCTACGACTATCTATATCCTGCAACTAAGAAACTTTTAGTTGATTATTTTGATAGCATTCTTCTGAATAATATGTGCACCGAACTAATAGAGATTTCATGTAACCCTTTTCTTTCTCTTAGTGATCTAATTTTTGCCTATTGTGAAAGGCATGGTATGCCTAACCTCGAAGATGATAAAAACTTCGAAACGATCAGGCAAAAATTCTATCGGGCACGAAAAAAATATCTGGAAGATAATAATGTTAAACTATCTTAAATAACGAAGAAAAACACCCGACTTTTGAGCCTTTTACACACGTAAAAAAAATAGATTAAATACTGATAATAAGATAAATAAACATAATAATAAAAAGAAAAAAAATAACATGAATAACTTCTTTTCCGGAATAAAGCAAATTGAATATGCTTATCCCGATATGATTAAAATAGAACATAACGAAATATTAGTTCAAGGTTGTTACGTTACAGTATCCGGAATATTCACGACTATATGTATAGAGGGGCTGGCATCTGTTGAATATGAATCAAAAAAAGTAAGCGATCAGGATATATATACAACTAAGCTTATATTCAGGCATGGAAAACAAAAAGTATATCCTTATAATATAGAGAACATCTTACTAAATAAGAATTTAGTTTATCGCTTGACCGACATAACAGGCAAACAATATCTACTCGGAATAAATAAAGATCCTTTTCCGGCTGCAACGGTTCGCCGCGTAAACCCGAATACACCGACAGATGCCAATATATCTGAATACGAAGTTACTTATACAAATATCTTTGCTTTATTGGAAATAGTATGATTTTAGTACAATATAAAAACTCGTTTTTGTTTTACTGAATCTGTCGAAATGAATAAAGAGTCTAGAGTTTTAATAAGTCCCTTATTACGTTCTTCTCGAACAAAAAAATCAAGATCCTCAATGCTTTTTTTGTTATATACTGAGACAAAACCAGCATCCTTACAATAGGTAAATAAATAATCTGAAGTAGTCTCAATTAAAACAGGAAACTCTTGAGATCTTATCATACGTTCACTATAATGAAAAGATATTACTCTACTATAATCTTTATTAGATAATACCTTATCAGCTCTATATATCTGATTTATACAAATCAAAACTAAAACAAATAAATATAAGCTAATACATATAAATTGTTTAATATTTTGAGACAGGAACAAAGATAAACTATGATTTTCATTTTCTAAGTCACTAGTATCAGTCCTGAAAATTCTGGTTACTTTATACTTTTTGATAACAATAATGTAGGTCGAAAATATCAAAAATAAAAATAACAGAGGTGCGAATATCTTTATGTATGAGTTCCGTTTATCGATAGCTTCGAATCGTATAGTAAGAAAAATAAGAAAAAGTACTCCAATCAATATTATAGTTGAAAATATAATAAGATAATAATAATAGAATTTCTTACTAAATAAGGACCTCGTTATTTTACGATAATAAGTCTCGAATGTTACAAATGAAAACAATATTATGAATAAAAAATATAGAACAAGGATATTATCTGTGATTAAAGACAAAAAAGAAAATAGCACCTCATTTACAGATAGATAATCATTTACATTTAAGCCAAATAACGAGAAATAAAGATATTTAGAAAAATATCCTGCAAAAAATAATAGAGCATAAATAATCGTTGAGTATTTTATTAATTTATCCATAGATTAGTAGTATTGAAAGTTTGTGTCAAAGATATTATTTTTTATAAAATGAGACCCTAATAACAGTCTTTTTCTCTGTTATATAATATAGGTAAAGTTGCATTGTGAAATAATCTCAATGTAACTTTTTTATTTATGGTATATGCAATAGACATTGACGGATACATCGGAGACTGGTATTATTCAAAAAAAACAATCAAGAATGTTTTAGCTAATTATATCGGTAAACCGGTAACCGCCCGGCTCAATTCTCTCGGAGGTGATGTAAATCACGCCCTCGATATATCTGCTCAATTCGAAGAACATGGAAATGTTACTGTCGACTTTTTTTCGTTCAATGCATCATCGGCTACCGTTCTCGCACTTGGAGCAAGCAAAGTAAGAGCTCACACCGACTCGCTTTACCTAATTCACAAGGCTATGTCCTGGGTGGACGAGTGGGGATATATGAATGAAGACGATATTCAGACTCTGATCGATAAACTCGAAAAAGAAAAAAAGGAAAACGAGAAAGTAACATTAGTGCTGGCTCGCAAATATGCTGCCAAATCGGGTAAAAGTATTGCAGAAATACTTAATCTGATGAAAGAAGAAACCTGGTTAACCGCTCAGGAGGCGAAAGACTGGGGCTTTGTTGATGAAATATTCGGCAGTCATGCTGCAACAACTATCAATAAGGCTGACATAGAAGCCAAATTTAATACTATCGGACTACCTATACCCGAAAGATTCAACAAAGAAAATGATTCTTCCGACAGTAAATCCATCATTCAGGCTATCAAAGAAGGCTTTTCCGACCTAAAAGAGTCCATATTCCCAAAAGAAAACAAATCAGACAAAAATCCCGAAAATCCTATAATCAATATGAGAAAAGAATTTACCCATATCAATACTATTCTTGCTAAAGAAGGTATTGAGGAGGTCGATAAGAAAGTAAATCTTTCGATCGACGAAATAGAGAAAATAAATTCTGCCATCGAAATAGCCAATAAGGCAAAATCAACAGCAGAATCTGAAGTAACGACAAAAAATGCCCGTATACAGGAACTTGAAACCGAGCTGAATAATCTGAAAGGTTCTGCCGGGGATGACTCCAATCCTGTAAATACTAAAACCGACAATGATAGTGACGGCGGTGATACCGGTATGACAGACTTTGTAAATACAGCCAGCCAAGCTCGAAAATTATTTAATAATCTACCCGACTAATTCATTTAAATATGTCCTCAAAAATAACCGTAACCCCAAAAGAACTAGCGGAATCAGCACAAAAGTTCAGAAAAGAACTACTTATGATGCCTATAATAGCATTAGAAAGAACAACCAGACACATGAATGTTCGTTTCGGCATACAAGGCAAAGAGACAGTAGGTCAATTAGAAGGAGGTGCTGAATTCGGCCCATACAATGCTGATCGTGTAGATTCTGATCCTATCGGGATCAATGGTCGTACTCTTGAAACATTTTTCGGTAGTGTTATAAAAAAATTTGATCCGAATGATGTTGTGTCTTCCATTTATGGAAGTATGGTAAATAGTGGAGAAGCCCTTAAAGGAGTACCTATCACTCAACAAGTTGTTGCATATGTCATTAAACAGATATCTAAAAGTCTGAATAAAAACATATTCAATGCTGTTAGAAACGATATCGGTACCAAGACTGTTGATTTATTCAATGGTTTTGACACCATTGCATTGACCGAAATTACAGCTAATACCATAAGTTCTGCAAACGGAAACTTATTTGAATATACTTCTGCTATTGATGACACAAATGCCGTTGACTCTCTTAAAGGTCTATGGAAAGCATCATCAGATGAGTTGCAAGATGAAGAAAAGATAAAAATGTTCCTACCAACTGCAATATATAACTCTTATAATGAAGACTATAAGAACACAACAGGAGGAATACCTTACAACACAGAGTTTAAAAAGACATTTTTGGAAGGTACCGATAATAAATGCGAATTAGTTCCACTTTCATCTAAGAAAGGTTCTAAATTCATTCAATTAACGACACAATCAAACATGTTAGTTGGGTGTGATCAGATGGGTAATAAGGAGAAAATAAACGTAGACAGATTCGAATCATTTAGATTGACTCTTTCTGCTGCAATGTTTTTCGGAACTCAATACGAAACCATTTCTTCTGAAAAACTGATGATTGGTAAACTCATTTAATTATATATTAAATTATGACAAAAGTATGCGACCCCGCAGTAACACCTTCATCGCTCAATTGGTGTGAAGGAGATATCAATACCCCCGGTATAAGAAGCCGGTTGTATTATATTCCTAAAAAAAACATTCTGGCATGGCCAACATTGCCCAAAACATTGGCAGCCGGTGAAACGATGGGAGTATTAGCAACATATAAAGGCAGCTTTACGTTAGCCGCTGATGCTGTTTGGCTAGGAATGGATATAATAATAAGCCGTTCGCCGGTTACAGCAGAATCTCAAGGCTCTAAACCGTCCAAGACCTATTTGAATCAGGCGACACTTGTAATGCCTTTGACCGACAAAGAAGCTGCTGGATTTTCCAAATTAGCCAATAACAGCGATTATGTTTATCTAATCCAGGAAACTAGCGGATCATTCAGAGTATTGGGCAACGAAATGTACCAAACCGAAACAAATGTTGGTTTAGCCCTCGGAAGTGCTGCAACAGAAGAAATGGGAACAACAGCAACCGTTCAGGTAACAGATATATGCCATGCTCCTTTCTATGAAGGAGAAATCGAAACAGAAGACGGCACAATAAATGAAGCGCCTGAAGCATCGGGTGACTGATATTCTGTGGTTTTGATTTTTAGTTTAGTTATTCTGACTTAGAGGTTTTACCAATGGTAAAGCCTCTTTTGTCTTTCGTCAAGGTTCCGGTAATTACTAGGTTTGATTTAGCAATTAAGGTCTCAGACCCGTTTAGTTACTTATCGAGCATAAATACAACAGATATGAATTATTTGGAATTAAAAGAAAAAGTAGATGCCTGGTTAGCATCAGAAGATTCGGATATCGAATCCGGAGCAAAGCTGCTTGTCAGCTTAAATCGCAATAGAATTCTATACCAGAATATTACACGTCAAGGAGAAAAGGCACGTAAAAAGCTTGTGTATGAATTAGGCAAACAATCTATTATTTTAGGAGCAAGAGCAAACGAAGTTGAATTCAGGTCTTTAACCGAACAGCAAGTTCAGGTTTTTGAAGAAAAGATCGAAAAATTAAATGAAGATGTTTTGCCTAAAGTTCTGAATAAAACAATAGGAAAAAGAGAAGATCACAGTCAACTTCCGGCAGAAGCTATCGCAGCTTTCGACAAAAACGAAGATTTATATCCGAAATTAAGATCAACACATGAACGGTTGAAACTAATGAATAATGATAGTAATTGCGACAGATACCCCTTCTTGAAACAATTGACTGAGATTGCTGATGAAATTCAGGAAAACTGGGATATTTATGATAATGCTGTTATTGCTCCGACAGATCCAGCACAAGAAACAGCTCCTGTTAAAACAGAAGAAAATTCTGACACAACGAAAATCCAAGGATTGACAGCGCAGGACGTAAGCAAACACCGTGCATACATCAGCAGAAACAGAGCCAAATTAATGGAGTTGAAAACAACCGGAAACATTCCAGGGTACGAGAATCTTAAAATTAATATGCAGCAAAGGTATGATACAATGATCACTGCCGGTGAATCTTTCGACCCGGAAACAACCAAGTCGCTGGAAGAATTAGGACTAATCGTCAAAAAGGATGAAGCCCCTCAAGAGTAAAAATAATAAAATACTAAAAGATTTAGGCTTGCATCCATTGCAGGCCTATTTGACTGATAAAGTACAGCTATTTAACATTGTTGAAGAAATAGTAAATCAAATAGGTCCTGCCGATCTGGCTATAACATCATTTTCTATTTCGGAAGAATTCATACGAAGCATGAGACGTTTAAAAAAGTCTCAACTAATCAATAATGTAAGTCTGGTTATTGATAGTAAAGCCGCCCGAAAAATATTTAAGCTGATCCCGTTTGCCTACATTGTATTTGATAAACTGTTCTTCGCAAATAATCATTCGAAAGTCCTCTTATTTAAAAATGAAAAATGGACAGTATCTATTTGTACATCGCAAAATCAAACACGTGGAAACAGAAATGAGAGCGGGATTATAACCACTGACAAAGAAATATTTTCTCAATTCGAGAAAAGTATAAATAACATAATAGACCGATCTGTAAATGTTAGAAATATATACAACCCTGACATTATCGAAAGTTGAAGAATATGCCGGCTACCTGATGACTATTGAAGAGATAGCCATCTTATTGGATATCGACAGAGAGATATTAAAAGAAAACATTCTAAACAGACATACGGACGTATCTAAAGCATATTACAAAGGAAAAACACAGACTGTTTTCGAAATAAGAAAACAAGAAGTTGAATTAGCGAAAATGGGTTCACCGATGGCAGTAGAACATTCGGCTCAATATATAACCGATCAGGATATATCTGAATTAGATCATTAGATTATGCGTAAAGAAAAAACGATTGATATATGTCATAAATATCTGTTTGAAGATGTAGACCGAATGAAAAATGAAGGTGTATCTACTCAGATGATCAACCGTGTAAAACGGATACGCACGATCTATACTATATGGATAGATTACCCTACAAAAAAAGATAAGGAGATGAGAGACAAACTTATTTCCATGTATGACATATCCCAATCGGAAGCATACGAAGATATCCGGATCATTAAGCAACTACTGGGAGATTTCAACAGTGCATCAAAATCCTATCACCGTTTCCGTGTGAATGCTATGTTTCTTGAAGCGTTTGAACTAGCCCGTATTAAAAAGAATCCCATAGCACAAACTATGGCTGCCGATAAATATGCCAAATATAATCAGCTGGATAAAGAAGACGCTTTAGAATATCCATGGGAAGATATTATACCTCAAAATTATGAGCCTTCTTCCGATCCCACGCTATTAGGCATCAAACCGATTGCGAACATACAGGAAAAAATAGCAGCCCTTAAAAAGAAATACAATGCAGATATAGAAGATGTTGACTTTGAAGAAATAGGAATAAGCCAATCTCTATTAAACGATCTGAAAAAATATGAGTGATACAAAGAAAATATATTTCAATCCACCGCAACAATTAGTAATGTATACAGGTGCACATACAACGGTGTTTGTGGGTGGACGTCGCCTTGGTAAAACTCATGGTATCGCAGCTCCTTTTATTCAGCGCAATTCTCAACTGATGCCCCGATCTTCCGGAGGTATTGTTTTTCCATCCTACAAACGAGGTTTAACCAATACTTTACCCGGCACTCTTAATGCGCTTAACTCTTTCGGATTCAAGAGAGACCTGCATTATGTTATAGGGCGCAAACCGCCTAAAAATCTGGGATTCGCCAAACCCATTATCGAACCGGCAAATTACGAACATGTAATGTATTGGTATAATGGTTCAATTCAATATTTTATATCTCAAGACATCATCGGTTCGTCAAACTCATTAACGCTCGATTATCTGCATTGTGATGAAGGTAAATTCTTAGACTTCGAGAAGTTGAAAGATGAAACGTTTCCGGCAAATGGAGGTATCAAATCGCATTTCGGGCATATCCCCTATCATCATGGAATGTTGATTATTTCCGATATGCCTACATCAAAGAAAGGTTCATGGTTTCTCAATTATAAAGAGAAGATGGATCTGGAACTGATCAATACTATTCATGGGATTATTTACAAGCTATGGGAGATCAGAACTAAGATTAAAGAATATACAGATAAAAAAGAACCGGCACCTAAATACCTGGTATCTCATTATAAGTATCTATCGAAATCATTATCTAAGTTAAGACGTGTTGCTGTATATTACGGTGAATGGTCGAGTATAGAAAACCTTTTAGTCCTTGGAGAGAATTACATCAAGCAAATGAAGCGTGATTTGCCCCCTATCGTATTTCAAACATCCATACTATGTAAGAGGTTAGGCACATTAAAAGACGGCTTCTATGCGGCTCTAAACAGCAAAATACACTATTACACAAACAACAATAATAATTATCTTCAGGGACTTGAATATAACCTCAAAGCGATCCAGGACAACAGCTCGTTACAGGATGGAGATATACAGCCATTGGAGCCTATATGTGTAGCTATGGACTACAATTCAAATATCAACTGGATAGTAGCTGGTCAACCTGATGGAAGATGGATAAACATACTGAAAAGCTTTTTTGTGAAGTATGAACGCAAACTACCGGAAGTAATAGATGACTTCTGTTATTACTATCGGCATCACATGAAAAAGACAGTAGTATTCTATTATGATTCTACTGCATTAGGCTCTAACTATGCAGTTAATGATGAAGACTTCAAATTTGTTGTCGAGAAACGTTTCAATGACAACGGATGGACTGTTGAACTTATATACATAGGTCAACCCATGAAGCACATAGAGAAACATCTGTTGATCAATATGCTATTGAAAGGTCAAGTCGAAGGAGGTTTAACCCCTCGCATCAATGAAGAGAATAACGAAGAGTTAACCGTTGCTCTTGAGAACACAGGTACTCGTAACGGATCAGAAGGATTCAAGAAAGATAAGTCCGGCGAAAAACTAGCCGAAACAGAAGAAGATAAGCTTGAGTATCGAACCGATGGTACTGATGCTTTCGACACGATTGTCATAGGTATCAACAAATTCCCATACACATCATCCGGATCATTTGCGGGCTCCTACATGGGACGATAACCCAATTCTCCCTTATATGCAACGGTAATTAATCATTATTACCGTCTTTTTTATGCCTTTGTAGTACATATTATTACGCTGAAACCATTTATTAATGAGGTATGCGTGAATTTTCACGCATGATTTAACAATTACCGCCCCTCTCATATATGGTCAATCAAGGGAGCGGTAATTACAAAGTCTCGACAGGGTGAGGTCGGGGTCAACTTCGTGAAACTTCGTATTTTTTCAAAAATAGAAGCACAAAAAGACCTGATTTACAGTAATATAATACTTTATTAATCGGAAAAACTCAATAATATTTAACTTTTATTTAGGTTTTACCATGGTAATAGCTTTATATAAAGCCATTTAAGGGTATATCTTTTATTTTTGATTTCCAATCGGATAAAAAAAAAGTTATACAAGCAGATATTATGTCGTTTTCAAATAATAGGATTTGGATAGTAAATACCTCGAAAACACTTAATACACAGCCAAATAGGCTTTGTAAACTTCGATTTTTTTTGTATCTTTATACTATGAAAATGAGGGAGTTGAGCCCCTTATAATATTAATCACTTATTAAAAATTTATAGTCATGAGTACAAAAAAACAAACTGAAAGCAAAATTGTAGAACTGCCAACTGTCGAAAGTATTGAATCTGCTCAGAGCAGACTTGAAAAAGAATTAACCGAACTAAACAGAAAGAAAGCACTGGCAGACCGCCGAAACCTATTTCTTGAAAAGAAATTTGCATTGGAAAATTATCTTGAAATTATTGGAACAGAGGACAACCAGGGAGACTTTGTGAAACAAAACGCAAAGATCACTTTTTCATACGAAAACCCCAATAATAACGGATACAGCGGTAACAGAGAGGAAAAATTCACAGTTACAATTCCCGATATGATAGAAAGTTATGTTGTGAACTTATTATCGGATATTAACGATGCGATTGCACAAATCGAAGAACAGCTTATTGCATAAAACAAAAACAGAGAGCATGTTTTGAGCTGGCTCTCTGTTTTCTCACTTATCAAAAATTTATAAATAAACCTTGACATGACAAATGTAAAGAAAAAAGATAGTGCAACCAAACTTAAAAGATTGGCATTATCAAGATTGAGCAAAAAAGCACGCAGTTTCAGAGAAGAAAAAGTAGCAACAGCCACTAACGAAAAAGAGGCTTTGTTATGGGCATCAAGAACAATAAACGATATTGTATTGATGTGGTACAAAGATAATTCAGGAGCGACAGAGTTTAAAAGTTTCTTTCAGTGGAAACAAGACGGTTTTGCAGTTAAGAAAGGAGAAAAAGCCTTTTTACTTTGGGCAAAGAGACGTAACGCAACCGCCAAAATAGAGAAACCCGAAAACCAGGATCCCGAAGAAGAAGATTACATGTTTTATCCATTGGCTTATCTGTTTTCTGATCTGCAAGTAGAAAAGATCGAGCCGAAAGAACCCGAACCCGTAGAAACGGAAGAGGTTGACGAATACGAAGATTATTATGAGGGGGCATATGATAATTAAATTCATCTGAATAGACCGATAGTGTGAACAAGGGTTTGCACTATCGGCGGCTACTTTCTTGTGTTACGCAACGAAGAAAGTAGGCAAAGAAATGCAAAAGTACCTTCATGCTTCAGGTACGCAAGGAGAAAGCTACAATTTTGATTGTGGCTTTTGTGTTTTAATAAACAACGTCTGAAAGTTGTTTATCTATTTATTTATAACTTGCACATTAATTCAAAAAACTAAAACTTTATGAAAAAACTGCCTTTATTACTTATCATTTATTTTCTTCATCAAACTATAGCAGCTCAATTTATGGTTACTCCTGAAGGGCTACGTTCTGATATGAATGAGAATATTGATTATCAAGTCATTTATGTTCCCAATAAGAATAAAAATGAATTATATTTATTGACCTATAAATACTTAATCAAGAATGATGAGAATATAACACAATCATCAAAATATGAATCTTTAACTTACAAAGTCGAAGATGATCATTTTATACTACTGCAAAGTTCTGGAGGAGAAAAATCAGTATTTGCTAACTACGAAGTAAATTTAAAGTTCTCAGATCAGAAAATATTATATAAGATTGATTTATTATACATGCCTGTACATAAATCTAAATATTCAGTAATATTTAAAGGTAATCTGCGAGATGGATTCCCTATATACAACAATAAACTTAAGATAGTTAGAGACAATGAAAGAAAGCAGATAGAAGATTATTTCAATGATAAATTCCTTAGTTTTAAACAACGTATTCTAAGAACAGCAAGAATGGCTCAATCCGAAAATAAAGATACAAATAGCCGTCAGGGAACATAAAATGTCCTTAAATTGGTAGATTTTCTTTATTTCGATATTTTTCTAGATCAATCATGTCAAGACCCATTTTCTCGCATATAGGTTTATATGTGAGGCTGATCTTAATCAAATATTGATTAAATTCGTTTATATCATCCCCTGATTCTTCAGCAGACTCAAGCAATGATATGAATATTGCGGTATGAAGTAATTCTCTTGCTTCATCTTTATTACCCTTCAGAAATGCAATTTGTGCTTTACGAGTAACACCTTTATGGTTAATTTTACTTTTTATAGACTTAACATCAGATGTCATTATCCATAATTTAAAAAATAAAATAATCTGCAAGATCGCAGCCCCAACAGATATAAAAGAAAAAAAGGTTACTATCGAATTTGTTTCCATAATTTTATTTATTTAAGTTAAAATACAAAGATACAACAAAGTTCTTATTTACATTTTAAGGCAAAGACAGAAGATCTCAAATTTGAATATTTCGATTAAAAAAATAAAATTTGCACATCTCAAATATTCTACTCATATTTGTAGTGCTAAATCTACATAAAATAATGGTGAACGAATGTTTGCCTATTTAAATTAGGCTTTTTTTGTGCCTATATTCAACATATACTTATAAGGCGGCTGCCTTTCCCAACATTTATTTCGGCTTGCCGTTATTTTATGTATGATTTAGCGATCGGGAAATGGTAGCCGTTCTTCTTTTGTAGAAAAAATAACTACCTAAAAGCTAAATCATACATAAAATGAAAACAAAAACCTCACCTCTCAAGGTACGTCGCAAAACCGTAGCAGCTCGCGACATGATCGAAGATTTACATGTATTTACTGAAAAGATTAATATGAGTATCGCTCAAGACTCTGTATTTAATCTCAGTTCTAAAGTGGACTATACTCAGATTGAGTTAGGATCCGGCACTTCTCATATATTCCGTTTCGGAAAGCATACCATAACGATAGACCTCCATACTGATGCATAAAGGATATGATATTACAACTCCTAAAAAGTAGGATTGATATGTATTATAAACTTTGACAAAACATTATTAGTATGGAAAATATCAATATAGGTGGTGCTATCATCAATAACAATGAAACTGTTTCTGCAATTAAAGAAATTCAAGAAGGTGAAGGCACTCATGTGAGAATAATCGAAGATGTGATAGATTTGTTATTATCTCAATCGGGTTATATACAGGAATCTTCCGATAACATTATGCAGCATATGAGTGACTTGAACTTAGTAAAAAAACTATTGCAACGAATACAAAAAACAGAGAAAGATGAGTAACGATGAATATAAAACAATAATATTTCAGAGGTATATCGGACAATTTATCCAAGCTAACGAATCGAACGCAACGATACGCAAAAGCAGTGAAGAGATAGCCTTTGATCTTTCAGGAATGTGTTTTTATTCTCCTGATGAAGTTTCGGCACGAATGGCTTCTTTCGGTTACAAAATCGGCTTTGATGACCACAAGCCTGTTTGGTTACTGAAAGAAGATTTACAAAATCAAATTCAAGAATAAGGTTCCAGACCTTTTTATTAAAAATCCAAATCACACAGAAAATCCTACCTAACAGACGCCCGGTCAATTGTTGATCGGGCGTTTGTCTTTTCGGCTGTAATCAATGCTTAGTTTATTTGTCTGTATAATATTACAGATTATGAAACATTACTTTAATTATGCCATTTACCTACTGATCGGATTAGCGATCGGTGCATTTTTATGGAGATTGTTCGATATTCGAAATGAAAGTCAACCATCTGATGAAATTATCCGTATTGATACAATTCGTAAAACTGACTCGATATATGTTCCGGTTCCCTATCCTACTGAAATTATCAAACCGGCATCTATTCCGGAAGAAATAGACACAGCTGCAATTATCGCAGATTATTACTCGAAAATAGTCTATGATAAAGACACCCTTATAAACACATCCAATTTGATAGTATCTGTTACAGATACAATATCGGAAAACAGAAAAACAGGCAGATCGGTATATTACACCCTTCAATATCCGGAAATAACCAGACAGCGAAAAATAAAAGACCGGTTGAATATAAATGCTGACACAAGAGGAGTTGTAAATCTTTCGTGGCAAAGAAACAGATTCGTTTTTAGCGGCGGATATGATGTTGTGAATAATAAGCCGGTTATAGGGTTTGGCTATAATCTTTTCGAACGATGATACTAAAGACATTTATTCCTGATCTGGCATTTTCGAGCCAAGTATCAAATATCACTCTTGCAGCAGCTGCCGATGTGAAATTTGTGCTGTATAAAGTTTCGGATGACAATACCCGCAAAGAGATATTGTCGGAACTGTATACACCCGATAATGATTCTATGATCTATATACTGAAACTTCATAAAATTATAAACGGCTATCTGGAAGAGGTAATAGCCGGTGACTTTGTGTTTTCTTTTACAGAATCGGAAGAGACATATGAAGTAACATCCAGAATCATATTATCCCGATCCGAAATAAATGCAACGGCTCCGAAATTCACAGCAAACAGATTCCTGTCTTTATTGAAAGGAGATAAAACAACCCGTCCGGATAGTAAAGAATATCTGTCGGTGTATTCCCTATCTGCCGATCAGGTAACCATCAAAGCCTATTACAGGGATGATACAACAGAAACATATTCCGACGAAACCATATCGGGACCAATAGTTAACGCTAATGCCGTAACTCTTATAGATGTTTCTCCTGCAAATTATGCATCCGAGAATCTTGTATTAGTGCGTTATACTGTTTCATGCGGTGACAGAATTATGAACTTTTGGATAGATAACCTATCAAAACAAAGCCCGCTATCCGTTCTGTTTTCGAATAATTTCGGTGTAGTCGAAACATTTTCTGTATCCGGGGTTTTGCAATGGGAGCCGAAATACACCAATGACATAGGTACGATCAGAGGTGAATACAATAAGTACAACACAGAGTATTACAGGGAATATACAGCCAATACCGGCGTAATGGATAAACTGACTGCCGACTGGATAGAAACAGACTTGTTTTCGTCTCTCTTGGTTTTCGAGATCAGAGATTCTTATATCTGGAAAAAGATAATGATCAGTGATCAGACGGTTAAGCGATCTTCTTCCGGATCGGAAACTCCTTCTTTTGAATTCAAGTACCGGATATCTCAATATATCCAGGATGTAATTGATTTTACGGACTTTCTGCATAGAGTATTTGATATAACATTTGATGAAAGTTTTGACTAATGAAAGGTCACAGACCTATTTATAAATCTATGATGATCAATGAAAGAATATATACATATAAGTAAGGTTAGGAGACTTCTTAATTCACATGCAGAAGTTTCGTTGAAGTGCTGGATAAACGACGGTTCTATTATGATTTGCAAAAATGTAATATGTACATCGAGCAATTATAAAAAGAACACATTCAATATTAAGTTCTTGCAATCGGGTGAAATCCGAAAAATTAAAGCATTTTTTATTTTCGAAATAAACGGTAAAGAGGTGATCATATGAGTAAACAGAACAATATACATGAAATAGACGGCTATTCGGCTGTTATAGATTTAGGTAACGGGCATGCTGCATACGTGAACACTGTCGATTTTGCAGAAATCGACAGCATGTTATCCGATGTTACGGATGATTCCAAAACAACCCCGCTGCCTATATCCGGATTTGAAGCATACCGGGGATATGTGCCTTGGGGAACATCCAACCAACGCCCCTACTACACTATCGACCTGATAAAAGCAGATGAAGTCCTGGCACAAAATAAACACTTCAATTCTTTGACCTGTTATGCTTCAGGGCTTACTTATCATAAGGAAAACAAAGAAAAAGTAACAGATGATGCTGTTAAGTCGTTTTTCAAGTACAACCGTCCGGTAAAATATTTCCTGGATCAGTGTATGGATATGAAGTATTTTCTGTTCACTGTTTCTGTTATAATTCTGGATAAAGAAGGGAAAAATATAGTAAGGCTGATACACAAAGAGGCCTGCCACTGCCGGTTTGAAACTTGTAATCCGAAAACAGGAAAGATAGAACACCTATACTATGCCAATTTCAGGGACAACACCCCGACCAAAGAGGACACAGAGGTTATTGAGGTGCTGGATTATTATAATCCTATTGGAGATTTAGAAGTCAGATTAGGACGGATTCCGAATGATGAAGGTAAAGTACAACAAGCTACTAAAACCCGAAAGTTTGCCATCATCAATAAATTCCCGACAGTAGAAGATAAATACTATCCTATACCTCCTTATTATTCCATCTTTCACAGCGGATGGTATAGCTACAAGAGATATATACCTGTTGTGAAACTGGCTAAACTAAAAAACGGCACCAAAGTTAGGTATCATGTAGAAATACATCGGGAGTATTGGAGCAATTTATTTAAGGCTGAAGGAATCACAACTGAAGAAGCAAAAAAAGCCCGTATAAAACAGCAATGGGCAGATATTGAGGACTTCTTAACAGGAATTGAAAACTCTGATAAGGTTTGGATTAGTGATTATTTCTCAGACCCCAATGGAAACGAAGTTAAATATATCCGGATAAATTTAATCGACACGACTAAAGAAGGCGGTGACTTTATCGACGATTCGGCAGAAGCATCAAATATGATGTGCTATGCTGATGCCGTGCATCCGGCTATGATCGGAGCAACGCCCGGCAAATCTCAAGGAAATTATTCAGGATCGGTACAACGTGAATTGTTTACAATTAAACAATCTATGGAAAAACCCTATCATGACATATTGCTCGAACCTTATTTTGTCATAAAGGAATTCAACAATTGGGATGATATTGTATTCGATGTCCCTGTAATTACGCTCACGACCTTGGACAAAGGTAAAGATTCGGAAGAAAATACAATGCGTGAAACTAAAACTGCATAATATCATGTTTATTAATGACATCAACGAATTTATAAAGTTCATACCTACTGCTTACGGATATAATCCGGATGCTGAGTTTACAGACTTTGACGTTATACGGCCCTTTCTGGAAGAGTCTGAAATCTGGCTAAAAAATGAATTGCTGGGTAATGATCTGTTTTCTTTTGCAGAAACATCTCTTGAAACAGAGATAAAGGGTGCTATATCAAGAGTTATCGCTTGTAACGCTTACTATTCCTGTATTCCATTTGTAGACCTGATACAAACCCCGAACGGCTTTGCTGTTGTACAAAACACGAATCAGGCGCCGGCATCGAAAGAACGTGTAGAACGTCTGTTGAACTGGACAAAAATGAGAAACAGTCAAGCCGTTGACTCTCTTATTTATCTGATATTCTCCGAATCAGATTATAATACCCTTTGGAGAACATCCGATAATTATAACAGATACACAGAATGCCTGATCATAACAGCAGCTTCTTTGCAAAAATACGGAAGAAAGGACGCGCAAAGAGAAATATTGGATGATCTTCACCCCTTGCTGATGTCATACCAGTCTAAAATAGCCAAAATGATCAGCCCTGATTATATGACTGATTTAATAGAAAAAAGAAGAAATAAGGCTCTTACTCCGGAAGATACAGCAGTTATTCAAAGCTTGTTAGTCATACTAGGACTGATGATAAAGAAAGAAGAAGTATATCCGATGCTGGAAGATATTGTTAACACAATGGTTGCAGATCTGGACAAATACCCGGCTTATAAGAATTCCGAAACTTACAAGCTCAAGATAAGTGAGGATTTTAGAAATAAAAAGGATAGTTCAATTTTTGTTTGGTAGATTTATGAAAATCACATTATATATTATTGCAGGTATCGTATCCTGGGTTATTGCTTTCTTGTTATACAGCTGGCATATGAGAAGAAAGTATTCGATACAAGAAAAGGTTGAATTGACTCTTCCGAAATCTTGGAAAGAACTAACTGATAAGCAGTTTTTGTTTGTATGCCAACTTTTACTGATGGATAATACCCCGGATGAAATATTATCTAAATGCTTTTTGTTTTTCAATAATATTAAAGTTATAGAAAAACGAGATTCAGGTACCTGGCTTTGTAAAATCGGCAGAAAGAAGTTTTCAATCTGGGATTATGAAGTTCTGTATTTCTCAAAAAAACTATTACTCCTGATTGAGAACATCCGGGATGTAAAACCTTTGAGGTCACTGGCAGGGTTGAAACCTATCAATTCCAGGTTCGAAGGAATACCTTTTAAACAATGGCTTGCTGCCGAAAACTATTATCAGGCTTTTTTATATACGAAAGAGGAGCAATACTTAAATATGCTGTGTGCTGTGATTTACTCTGATGGCATTACGTTCAGCGATAGTGAAACCTTCAAAAGAGCCAAAGCATTCAGTAAGCTTCCGGACATTCAGCGATTTTCTGTTTTCATTGTTTATATGGGATTCAAAGAACTCTTATCTAATCAGTTTTCTTACTTCTTCAAAAAAACGATTGGACAACCGGCAGAAACAAAACGCCCGCCGAACATGAGAGAACATATAAATAATATGCTGAATGCTTTAGATGGAGGTGATGCAACCAAAACGGATCAGATATTAGAAATAGATTCATGGAGAGCTTTCGACAAACTAAACCGAAAAGCCAGGGAGATTAAAGAAACTGAAGAGCGTTTAAGTAAAATGACAAAAAAATGAATACGAACTTTGATGCATATACCTATTTTACTGAGATAGCTAAAAAACTGAAAGCCTCTAAAAATAACGGATTCCATCCATGCAAAGTAAGTGGGTTGGCGAATATGGAAGAAGTTATAGCCGGATTTAAAGGAAAGAAAGCCTATTTTGCTATTGATGACACGAATGATGGTATAACCTATAAAGGTAACGGAGGAGGCTATTTTGACAGAAAACAGTATATTGTATATCTGCTTTACAAAGTACCTCAAAATAACATGGATGCACAAGGTGCCGGGCTAAATATTTGTCGTGAAATTTTCCACTCTATTTGTACAAAATTAATTAAAGACAAACAGAGGCTTATTGAACAAATGACATACCTGGATACAACCCGTATTCCATTTTACGAACTCGAAGGATATTCTATAGCCGGATGTACGGGATTATACTTTATGATAACAGTTGATCAACCTATAAATCTATGTTATAATGCCGACGAATGGGACGAATGACAGAGAAGAGTACCTGAATGCCTGGGCTAAAACAATGACAAATATCTGGCTTGAAAAGTTAGCGGCCTATAATGTCAGAGACACAGGGGCTCTAATGAATTCTGTCGCTGATAATCTTGCACATAATCTCATAAAAAACGCCAATGGAGATATTGAAGTAATTGAACATTTTTTCAATTATTACGGTGTATATGTTGAAAATGGAACAGGACGGGAAATAACAAAAGGCAATGATGGTGATTTAGGTTTTCATCCAAACAGAAAACGCAAACCATGGTTCAATAAGAAGTTTTATTATTACTGCATGAAGTTGGCCGAAAAAATGGCTGAAATATCAGGGAAAGAATTCACACACATCATACAAAACATAATTGAGAACGAAAAGCCCAATTATTAAGGTCTCAGACTTTTTAAATACACTAGATTAAAAGGAACATTATTTCGTTCCTTTTGTCTTTTATCTACTGGTCCAAATATTCTTATTTCACTCAAAAATAAAACAATGTCAAATCATTGCGAATATGTTTCGTGTCCAATTTGCAAGTATCGATTCTGTATAAGATGCTGCATTTATGTTTGTCCGAAATGCAAAAATAAATATATGTGAAATATGAATATTTTAGATCAACTCTTGCAGTATGCAAACCAAATTAAAAATCAAACGGGTAAATACCTGAATACTCATCAACTCGTAGGATCACTATTTGCTTCTATCATTGAATATTTAAAAAATATTATATCCGGACAAATCAGGCAACCGGCAGTTGACACATATGCACAACTCCTGTCAACATATCCTAATCCTGAAAAAGGATGGACTGTTTTAGTTCGCAATGATAAAACAATTTATCAATGGAACGGATCGCAATGGGTGAATTTAGAAACTCCTGTATACCCTGAAAATGTGGCAACGAAAGATGATTTAACAGACTATGCTAAAACTCAGACTTCAGGAGGCAAAGTTGTGCGTACACCTGATGGTACAATTGATTTATCATTAAAAGCAGATAGGAAAACCATATTTAATGTCTCTCAGTTCAACAACAAGTACGATTACGTAAATCGTACAGCAGCCCGAAATGCCGTACCTGAGAATCTTCGAGGATTAGGGCAAATAATAACTTACTATTTAAGTAATAGTACATATATAGAGAGCACAGATTTTACTAAAACTTTAGGTTCTTATGTTAATATTCCGGCTGGATCAATATCAACTGAATCTACAGATTTAATGATGGTTACTATAAATGTATCTGGCATAAAAAAAATACGCTTAAGAATGCATGTGACAGGGGGAGTGACTCCAGGGATAGGTCTAGCTATATATAGTGCATCTGGGTCTGTTTTAAAAACTCTTGGTTTTGGTAATACGGGTGGTATAGCGTATGGTGATTTTGTAGAAGTAGATATTCCAGATGGATCTACCATATTGAAAAGTACATATCGAAAGGATTCGTATGCTGCAACAAAGGGAGAACCAGTATTTAATTATGTCGAATTATTGTCAGTATCTACTGATACCTATATTACAGAGCAATATTCTGGAACAAATATTGATAATTGGAGCGATAATACAAAATGGCATCTTATTTCAAAATCAAATTCTATTGAATACGAAGATATTGAATTTGTAGTTGATAAATTATCAAAAAAAGGAGTAAAGACAGAAGTTATTATAAATCACTATTCTGAACAATCTTTAAGATATCACTTTATAAATTCAGATAATCAATTAATAAATAGAGTAAATGATTTCCAATATGCAATACACAACTATGACGTTAAAGATTATAAATATATAGAATTAACAGGTCGGTTTTATCAAGGTACTGAAAGTGGTGTTACATTTAGAGGTCTTTTAGGAATTCTCCCTTCAGGACAACCGAAAGATTTATTAACGATGAACGGTTTCCCCTCAACTGGATCTGTGAGATTAGAAAATCAAATTATCAATATAGAAGACTACGATCATATATCTATATCTTTTGAGGAAAATTACAATTCTTCAAATCCTATTACATTATTTAAAGGTGTATTAGGAAACGAGCATGATATTTTAAGAATAATTAAACTTGAAGATTCTATAAAAAATCAAAATGAAACAATAACGATATTAAGAGATGCAATTGTTAATGGTGATAATGGCGAAGAGGTAAAAGGTTTAATCGGAGACAATCAAGAAGTGACAGTTATTAAATTCAAAGGCAAAGTGTTTTTTTACGCAACGCAACGTGATGGTCATAGCACTAGTGAAACCCCTGAAAGAATTGTATTATATGATTACGACACGACCACTAATACAGTATCTAACATGCGAGTTATTATTGACAAAGATACCGTAGGTGTAACAAGTAGACAGCAAGTAAAATGTAGCTATATGTTTATCTATGATAACATAATGTATGCGATTGTAACCTGCTGGCATCCGAATTACTGTGCGCTTTTAAAATCAGAAGATGGGGAAAATTTCACTCTAATAAGTAATACAATAGTAGATAATATTAGTGGATTTAAAAATACTCAATATGGTAATCATTGTATTATACCATATAAAGTAAATGATTATTTCTACTGGTATATAGAAGGTGCATCATCTGGATGGCAGACTAAATTGCTCAGAAGTAAAGATATAGAAAGTGGTTGGGAATTAGTAGGAAATGTGGAAGGATTAGCACCTACTGGTGGTACAGCTTCGGGTCCCAAAGCATTTTTTAAAGATGGTCTAATCAAGATGTTTTATCATTATGGACCTAATGGAGATTTACCGACATATTTGGCTTATGCAGAAGCAGATGCAAATGACCCTCTTAATTTTAAAGCCTATTATCGACCTCTTTTAAACTTAACAAACTATAAGGATGTTTGGGAAAATATTGATCAATTAGCAGATATTGAGATTACAGAGATTGATACACAGACATATATGTTTGCATCCCTCAATGATAATAGTGGTAATTATGGCGGTACAGCTACAACGGTATATAGATGGGTATGTACTAAAGGGAGATTATCCAACATTCTTAATTTACCAATCCAATGAAAGTAATCTACAATAAATATCTTCCCCTCAAAGGATATGTAGCAATTAACCTTTTCGGGTTTGTTTTTGCCCATAAAGAGTTCAAACCTTTATTAAAGGTAACCGAGAATCACGAAGCCATACACACGGCTCAGATGAAAGAGCTTTTGTTTGTATTCTTTTATCTATGGTACGGTATCGAGTGGGTAATCCGATTGATTCAATACCGGGATCGAAAAGAGGCTTATCTCAATATATCGTTTGAAAGGGAAGCGTATAAAAATCAATACGATTTGGAATATCTCAAAGCCCGTAAAAAGTATCGGAATTTAAAATATTTATCTATATAGAAAATGAAAGAAACGTTATACGAGTTATTCACTCCTTATTTGCCGGCTATTTGGAAAGCTTTATTCGCTTACATCATAGTCTTATGTGCAGTTATCGCTGATCTATGGTCCGGTATATCTAAATCAAAAGCAAATGGCATATATGTCCACACATACGGCATTGACAGAACATTAGATAAACTTAGAAAACGGTACAATCTCTTATTATCCTTTAGTTTGGTTGATGCATTGATTATCATATCAGAGATCAATCCCAGTAATATACCTTATGCAACTATCGGAGCTGCTATAATTATGGTTATTGTTGAAATCAAATCAATATTCGAAAAGGATGAAGACAAAGGGCGGTATAAAGAAGCTGCAAAAACGGCAGCCGAATTCTGGAAAGGAGTAAACAAAGAAGAGTTAGCTGATATAATCATCACAAAAATGGAGGAAAAGAAAAATGAAGAAACTGCGTAATGCCAGCTTCGTTGCTGATTCTTTCGAGAATAAAGATAAATATATCCCGGAACCGTTAACCAACGATCAGTTAAAACGTATATATCCTAATTCCACTCAAGCCAACCGAGATAAATATTTACCATGGATCAATCGTTTCGCTGTAACATACGATGTTGATACATACGAACGTTTGTGTGCTTTTCTCGCTCAAGTAGGGCATGAATCAGGTCAACTGATATATGTTGAAGAGATTGCTTCCGGGGCTGCTTATGATACAGGAAAGAAAGCTATTTCTTTAGGCAATACCCCTGAAGCGGATGGTGACGGGCAAAAGTATAAAGGCCGGGGACTTATCCAAGTAACAGGACGTAGAAATTACGATCTATTCAATAAATGGGTAACCGGTACACCGATGGGTGTCGATTTTGTAGAAGAACCGGAATTACTGAAACAACCGGAATACGCTGTTTTATCTGCTTTCTGGTATTGGGATAGTAATGATCTGAATCGTTATGCAACATTGAAAGAAGAAGACTTCAGGAAGCTTACTAAGGCGATCAACGGCGGTTACAATGGTTATGCAGATAGAGTAAATATATGGAATAGAGCAAAGGAGATATTGAAATGAAACTAGCAGATTTAAAAATAGGCGATTCATTCATTGCCTCTAATGGCAGGAGATATACTAAACATACTGACAATAGTAATTTAGAATTTGATAAATGTCTCGCTGCCGGTAGAATTTACAATCCGATGGAAATAGTACATCCCGATTTAGTTAGAATTAGGCGAGATGCTGAAGTAACAAAAATATAAAATGAATAGAAACATCTTACATAAGTTCGATTTAGTCGTTTACCCGTGTACCATATGGATAGCTATTGATTGTTCTGAAGACTTTCTATCAGATAAATTCAAAGAACAGTTCATCCCGATGGATGATAAACTAGCTGCTTGCGTGTATACTTTATCAGGAGATCTTCTGATCCGATTTAAAAACGAATCATGCATGACATTACCGATTATATCGCATGAAGCAACTCATGCAGCTCTATATGCTTTCGATTATTTAGGCTGCAAGGTTGATTTTGATAATCAAGAGCCATTTGCATTTTTAGTGGACTGCATCGCTAATTTTTGTAATGAAGCTAAAGATATTTTGAAATGAAATTTAGAAAGATCATTAATTATGTGTAATTGCAAAAATATAGAAATAGGCTCATATGATAATCAGGTTGAGCTAAAAGCTCCTGAATGGAGCAGTAAAGAAACAATATGTGTTGATGACTGTCTAAAGTATGAAATACTTGAGTTGTGGAGTATCGGCATTAGAACAACAGGTTGCTGTTGTGGACATAATAAGATTGAAGCCTTTATTGGTGTGTTTGATGAAGATATACCTAAAATGAAAGAGTTGGGATATGAAGTGCAATACAATTCTTGCAGACCAAAAGATGAAGATAGTTTCAAGCCTAAAACAAAATATTGAAATGAAAGATAAATCAGAAGTAAAATCAAATCCAAAGCCTATGTTTTATGCTTGCGCTTTGGAAGGTCTTAGAAAGATCGCTATGAATTGCGGATATGCCCTGGCTATTCATGGTACTTGTGCATCAGACATGGATTTGATCGCTGTAAGGTGGAAAGAAAACTATGAATCACCTACATATTTAGTGACAGCTTTCTTTAAAGAATTGTCTCACTTTTCCTTTGGATGCGAAGAGGCTGACATTATCGCACATTCACAACCAGAAACAAGATTTGATACTCATATTCATTATACTATTCCGATTATGGGTGATTGGTATGTGGATTTATGCGTGATTGTATAACTTATAATATTTTGAAATAGTGTTTTTCTATTTGACATGTGAATACGTTTTAGAAGTGCCTGATCTGTGACAGATCGGGCTTTTTTATGTCTTTTACAGACAAAATACAGGCTTATACATTCGCTCAAAATGAGTGAATAATGGCAAATATCGTAAATCAGGCACAAACCAGAGTAACCGTTGACGGACAACAGGCCGCCAACGAATTATCTGTTTTAGAAAAACGCGCCCAAAGATATAGGGATGCAATGTTAGCGGCTAATAAAGCCGGAGACAGCACAGGTTATGACAAAGCGAGAAAATCGTTAAATGAAGTAAATCGAGAAATGGCAAATATACGTCGTTCTTCATACGACGTGAATAAAGTTCTTAATAACCTTTCGACAACAGGTCCCAAAGAACTAAAAAAAGCACTTAATGAACTAAATAAAGAACTCAATTCGGGAAATGTTGCACGTAATTCTAAAGAATGGAATGAATTACAACGTAAAATACGTCTGGTTAGAGCTGAAATTGAAAAAATAAATGCTGAACAGAATGCATCCGGATCAAGCTGGGGACGTGCAGCCGAAGGTTTTAATAAATATTTCGGGATGGTCACTGCCTTCATGGCATCTATTACCGGTCTATCTTTCGCTTTCAGAAAATTAGCCGAAGATGTCGCAAAAATGGATGATGTGTATGCCGATGTGATGAAAACAACAGGATGGACACGCGATCAGGTCTTAGATCTGAACGAAACATTCAAGAAAATGGATACCCGTACATCCAGGGAATCACTAAATGATCTAGCCCGTGATGCCGGAAAGTTAGGTCTGACAGCTCGCAAAGATGTACTCGACTTCGTTGATGCCGGTAACCAAATAAATGTTGCACTGGGAGAAGACCTTGGAGAAGGCGCAATAAAAAACATAGGAAAGCTAACTGATGTATTCGCATTATCGACCAAAGAATTAGATAATCTCGATCTGAAAGGGAAAATGTTAGCTATCGGTTCGGCAATCAATGAACTGGGTGCAAGCTCAACGGCGTCCGAGGCGTATATGGTGAATTTTGCTCAACGTTTAGGCGGTGTTGCCTCTCAGGCAGGTATTTCTATACAAAATGTTTTAGGTTATGCTTCAGCACTTGATCAGTCCGGTCAAGCCGTTGAGATGTCAGCAACTGCCGTTCAGAATTTCATCATGAAATTAATGTCTGAACCTGCAAAATTTGCAAAAATAGCAGGACTCGAAGTCAGTAAGTTCAATAATCTTCTTAAAACGGATACCAATGCAGCCATTAAACAGGTATTAACGGCACTATCTGAAAAAGGCGGTTTTCAGGCTCTTATACCCATGTTCCAAGAAATGGGATTAGACGGAGCCAGAGCAGTAGGAGTATTATCTGCATTAGCAACGAATATCAATAAGGTAAACGAGGCTCAAGAGGTTTCAAATAAAGCCTTTTCTGCCGGCACATCTATTACAAATGAATACGATGTAAAAAATAATAACCTTCAAGCAACCTTGGAGAAAGGCCGCAAAGCTTTTAAAGATGCTGCCTTAGAATTGGGTGAACGATTGAGCCCGGCATTACTGACTTCTACTAATTACATGACTTACATGGTTAAGATATTGCCTAGCGTAATAGATTTTTTCAGCAAGTATGGTAAAATAATAATTGCTTTAACTACGAGTGTCCTGACTTATATAGCAACAGTAAAAACAATCACGGCATTAACAGGCAAATGGACAATAATAGAAACCTTGCATTATAGAGCATTACAAGCTCAAAATGCAATAATGATTATTTTGAGAGGAACACTATATGCTCTTCAAGTTGCCTATTTTACTCTTACAGGACAGGTTGCTAAAGCCCGAGGAGCCATGCTCGCTTTTGCGGCTGTAACAGGCATGACAAATCCTTTAGTCATTTTGACCGCTGTTGTAGCTGCTTTGGCTGCCGGATTATATCTGATGACACGCCGAACTAAAGAAGTAATTGATACCAGTAAACTATTGGCAGATGTCAACACAAAAGCAACACAATCTATTTCTGCCGAAAAAACAGAACTAACCTTATTACTATCTGTTGCAAAGAATGAAAAAATATCTAAGGAAGAAAGGCTCAAGGCGATCAAACGTCTGAATGAAATTTCTCCTGAATATTTAGGTAATCTGAATCTTGAAAATATAAATACTCAAGAAGCAACTAATTCTGTTAAATTATATACTGATGCCTTACTGAAAAATGCTAAAGCGAAGGCTATAGAGGGTAAAGTGACAGAAGCGGCAGAAAAACAAATCGACAATTTAGCAAAGATCGAAGAATTGAATAAATCTTTAAAAGACTGGGAGTCGATATCTTCAATAATGAGTAATGCTAAAACTGGATCTTCAGCTTATGCTTCAACCGTAAAAAGTATAAAAGAAAATATTCAAGCTCTTAAAGATGAGAATACCCAAATTGATAAAAATATCAAAACATACACCTCTTTTTACGAAGGAACGTTCACTAAAAAAGGTAGCTCACTGGGTATTGAAGATCAGATAGCAGTAGGAAAAAAGGCTTTGGGAGAACTTGAAAAATCGTATGCCGATTTATATGCTCAAACAGAGAAGAATAAACAGAATTCGTTTTATAATGATGCTCAGAAATTTGCAGATGAAAGTAGTTTAAAACAATTAGGAAAGCAAGTTGATCTCCAACGTGATATTGTATCCGAAAAACAAAAGGCATTAGATTTAGCCAAAGAACAGCAGAAAGCAGAAAAAACTGTTGACACCCCTATAACCCCCAAAGATAAAGGAGATAAAGGTTCTGATAAAGCGACTAAAGAACGGGCTAAAATCCAGAACGAGATGCGCAAACTCGAAATCAAGGATAATGAAGCCCGTACCAAAATTTTAGAACAGTTCCGGGATGGTGAAATAAAGTCGGAGTTCGACAAAGATCAGAAACTGTTGGAACAACAGGATAAATACGCTAAAGACCGAAAATCGAAACTGCAAGAACTATTGAAATCCGTTTCGGTATCCAGTGTTAAGGATGAAGTAAATAAACAAATATCTGAAATAGACAATCAGGTACTGCAATCTGAAATTAAGCGTCAAGCCGAAATAAAAAAAATATTACTTGCTGCTGATCCGGCAGCTGCCGAACAGGAAGCATATGACAGAAGATTGCAGGAATTAGGTCTATTTGGTGTTGATCGGGAAAAGTTAACAAAAGATCAGTTATCGGCTCTTGAATTACTCGAAAAACAGCATCAGGAAAAGATGTCTAAGATTGAGCGTCCCAAAGTTACCCGTGAAATAAAATCATTGGACGATAATCAAGCAAGGGAGGCTCAAATTCTCTCTCAAAAACGGGCAAAAGGTTTAATGAGTGAACGGCAGTATCAGCACCAACTTATGTTGATACAAATTGCTTATGCACAAAAGAAGTTACAGTTAGACGGACTAACTGAAGATCAGAGCCTTCAGATAAAGAAAGATATTGAAGATAAACTTCGTAAACTAAATGAAGAAAACAGCGAGATTCAGGATCGGTTAACTAAGAAAAAGAAACTAGAAAATCTGTCTGAAGCGCGCGATGCCGAATTAGCTTTTCTCGATCAGACCTTTGATGAGAATCTTCAAAACACAGAAGTATACGAACAGGCACGACTAGCCATCATACAGAAATATGCATTATTGGAAGAAGAAGCAAATCTGGCAAAACAACAAAGAATGATCGAAGTTGCTCAATTCGGTCTTGATTCTTTACAACAGCTACTTTCTTCTTATTCATCCTATATTCAATCTGCCAACGAAGCCGAAACGGCCGCTATAAACCGTAAATATGAGGCTCAGATAAAAGCAGCAGGGAATAATTCCAAGCGTGTCAAGAAACTCGAAGAGCAAAGGGACAAAGAACTAAAAGAAGTGAACAGGGCAAACGAAGAACGTTCATTCAAAGTACAAATTGCTCAAGCCGTGGCATCAACTGCTCAATCTGCTATTAATGCGTATTCGTCAACAGCTGCTATTCCGATAGTAGGTCCGGCATTAGCTCCGATTGCTGCCGGCGTGGCAACTGCTGCCGGAATGATAAATGTTGCTGCAATCAAGAAACAGCACGAAGCGGCAATGGCAAACTATTGGGACGGAGGATTCACCCCAAAAGGAAACAAATACGATATTGCCGGCTATGTACATAAAGGTGAATTTGTCGCAACACAGGAAACTTTAGCCAATCCGGCTGCTCGATCTGCTGTTAACATTATTGATATTGCACAACGAAATAATACTGTATCGAGCCTCAAAGCGTCTGACTTTGCCACTGCAATGGAATATAAAGAACGGATAGCACTGGCACCGGCACAAAGGTTAGTATCAGACATTCAAACGACATCAGACAATTCAGATTATCTGATAGCCGTATTAAATGAAGTTCTTGCAGTACAGCAAGCCTTAACTAACAGATTAGAAAAACCTTTCGTAACCATGAATACTGCAACAGGCGACAATGGCATAAAAAAGGCTTTGACCGATTTAGAAAAAATGGATAGAAATATTAGAAGATCATGATACGATTACTTATAGATAACTCAGAGGTTGTTTTACCTGATGGATTTTCCTTTACACTATATTCCGAAAATCCGATTTTTAATAAAAGCAGTGACTATACTTATGATATTACTCTGTCATTAAAAAATGCGACGAATGCCCGGATATATAAGCATATCAATCGGCATAATATAGAAAATAACCAGATAGAAAATAGAGAAGCTATATTGATTGTCGATAATAAAATTCGATTCATCGGCACTGAAATCATTCTCCAAATCTCCGATAGCGACGTTAAAATACAATTAGCTAGCGGTAATTCTGAATTAAATTATTTAGTCGGCGGTGACAGAAAGTTAAGAGAGCTGGATATGGGAAAAGCCGAACCTATAATAGGTATACCAGAAGAAGGAGAAAGACAAAGTGATGCAACTTCACGAGCAGTATTGGAGCAATTAGGTAAAACATATCCTTTGAGAGATTGGCAGCTAGTATCATTTAATCTTGGACCAGATGAGAACGAAGATGAAATATACAATGGAGAACACCACACTAAATTCGGGAACTATTTTACATACCATTCTGAAATTGAGCCTTTCCCGGTAGGAGGACTTAAACCCTTCTATATCCCAATATATACCGGTCAAATACCACAACCCTATTTATGTGCCATCATACGTAAAACGATGGAAGCTCTAGGGTATAGAATGACATATAATGTTTTAGAAGAAGATGAAGTATTGAGGAATATTTACATTGTACATGGTATTCGCACTATGGAATTTGCTAAAATGCTGCCAGATTGGACTGTTTCAGACTTTCTTTCAAAGATCGAATTTCAGTTTGATTGTATATTCCTCGTAAATCCGAAAGATAAAACCGTTAGATTAGTGTTCACACAAAGATATGACGAAACATTACCGACAACAACTTTAAAAGGAATTGATGGTTTTAAAGAAGAGATTGACAATGAAAACAAATTGAATCCTAGAGTCGCAAATATATCTTATTCTCTTGATACCGAAGACTATTATAAATATTCATCACTCAATACAGCATTTATAGACCTGGTTAAAGAAAAGGATAAATATGTAACTGTAAATTCATTTGAGGAGTTATGGAATAAAGTGAAAGACAGTTCGGATAGCGATAGATTTATGAAAATATTCAAATTCGGAGACTCTGAGTTTATCGCATACGACACGTTAGCAACAGAAAACGGCACATCCAAAATTGTACCTATCAAAGTCAATTTTTTACGTCCATTAATAAATGACAGCAAAACAGATACAATAGATTACGAAGCAGATATTATTCCGGCTGCAATGACTAAGAAAAGTATTATAGCCTATACAGGAAATTTGACCATTGAACATCTAATAACCTTTCAGGTTCCAATTGCCGGGAATTATGATGAATTCATAAGTAATAACGATGACGAGGGTACTGATGATTATAATCTTCAGAATTTAATTGATGGAACAGATACTCTTACTCAGGATGCATCCGGATATACTAAAATGAGAATAGCTATATATCCGGGTATTACGTATTTTGGAGAAGATAGATATCCGGGAATAATAACAGCTGTGTGCCCTATGGCATATGTAGAAAGCCTATATGAAGAATATTCTGTTACAGGGAAAGAACGCTATTTACCTGGCACAAAGAATCCGTTGAGATTAACATCACTGGATAAAAATATATATAGCAACGGACGAATAATAGATACTACCAGAAAATGTAAAATTTCATTTATATACACCGATGATTTCGATATTACTTCTCGATTTATCATCAATAATAAGGCTTATATCTGTTCCAAAATAGAACTTAATATTACAAATGAAGGCATAACACCTCTTGTTATGGGTGAGTTTTATGCCATAGAATAAATAAAGGAGACCTCTAAAGGCCTCCTTTATTCTTATAGTTCCGGAAACTTATGTTTTACATAGTCATTCTGCTTTCCTATTTTTTTTGTTAGATAAATATCGGTATATGCTGTCGATTTATGCCGGAAATGATCTCTGACTGCCGCTAATGGAGCTCCACTCATAGAAAATAAAATACCGCCGGTACACTTCCAACTATAAAGTTTATATTCTTTCGGAAAACCAATAGCATCACGATGCTTATTAAATTCTACTCTGAAATGATTTTTACCCCAAGGTTCTGTTCCTGGCTTTCCTTCTTTACCAAATAAATAGTATTCCCGATCATATAACGATAATTTTAGATTACTCAATATATCCATTAATTGTTTCGGCATATTTATTTTTCCTTCTGATGTTTTAGCATTTTCAGCTCTTATGGTAATTGTTCCGGTGAAAAAATTAATATCCTTTATCTTCAATAATCTTAATTCAGTACCCGGACGAATTGCACAATAAAAAATCATTGAGCAAAATAAATATAATTGGTTATTTTTTTCTTTGATATAGTTCAATAGAAACGCAGCTTCATCTTGTGTCATTGGTTGCGCCGAATGATCCTGATGCTGCTTTCCATCCGGAACATCAAATATAGGATTGCTTTTTATGATTTTTTTTCGAACCAACCAGTTTAAAACCTGGCTGATCCGTTGCCGGGTATCTTTTATTGTATGTCGTTCCCGTCCTTTTTCGATTAGCGTAACAATATATTCAGCGACATGATCATTAGTTATTTCCGACGAATGGATATTATCTAGGCCTTTCGTTTGTAACCATTGATAAAACATCCTTAGTTTAGAAGTATAATCCTGCATTGTTTTCTTTGCCAGCAATGGTTTCTTCTCTTCGAGAAAAGCATTTATGTAGTAGAAGAAATTCTTTTCAGACTCTTCTCTATTACCATAAACCCTGGACTGAATATTATATGCAATGTGATTATTGAATACCACTTTATCTAATTCAAAAGGATTCCATCCCGATAATATTTTATCGGTAATCTCTTTTATTATAGTATTGGCATGATTATAACGCTCCGTTGCAGTAGGCAAGGCTTTGAAACCTTCGTAAATACGGAAACGCTCCAGTTTATTGATCCGTTCATCCCGATATGAGTATTCAACATACCAAAGAGATGATAAATTGCCCCCGCAATCATTTAATCGAGGAAGCACAAACTTTACTTTTCTTCGTCCCATAACATTTAATGTTTTGATTAAGTGAATCGCGACAAACACAAATATCAACTAAAACATTATAAGACTTATTTGTCTATGATAGACATTTAAAATTCAACAGACACTTATTTTTATTTAATTTTCAATAAGTTATGAATTTTGTGGAGCACAGCGGACTCGAACCGCTCACCTCAACACTGCCAGTGTTGCGCTCTAGCCAGATGAGCTAGTGCCCCTTATTTTTTATTCGGATACAAAAATAGAATAATTTTAATTCCGTCAGCTATAATTACCCTAAAAAATTAGGGAGAGCAAAAGACTTTCATCTATTACTGAAATTATCTCGTTATCTTTGTACTCTTAAATAACAAGAAAT